CAAGTAGCCATATAAGAAGGTGTCATTAATCTACGGCGCTGTTGCCCTTCCTATATGTTCCCTTAATCATATCGCTGACGTGTATCTACGGCACTGACGGATGGGGATATGATTAGTCGAATGGACGTGTATCTACGGCACTGACGGACATTCTTTCCCAACCCCCCTATAAAACACACACAACTACACACTACCAGATGTCACATTTTATGATGAACGATAGGCAATTTTATTAGAATTTAAGTACAGATGTTAGTAACCTTATAGTAACCTAGATATATTTGTTTGACAAATATCCCAGAATTGAGTGAAATCAACTATGGGCCGTTTAGGCAATGTTATAAGAACTGAGGCGTTAAATTTTGACAAATACAATACCTGACAAGTCCCTTATGGATTGACTGATATAAAGATAGTACTAATAGTTTTTGAATTTAAATAAGTTATTGTAGATGAAGACATGTATTTCTTGCAATAACCTCTGTATTTCTTAAACTATATGTAAATATTCGGTGATATTTACATCTTAGTCGAAGTTAACCTTTATCTTTATATTGCTGTGTCGGAGCAGTGGTATTGGCGCCGGACTAATTAACATAAACATGACTCAATCTAAACCCACAACTGAATTTAACGTACTCCACATTGAAGATGAGAATATACCAAAATTGATGAGTGATTTGGCTTTCCAACGAAAGCATCCATTTTTAACAGAATGGAAAGAATGGCATCAAGTTTGTTATACGTATCATACAGAAACGATTAAAGAACTAAGTTTAGAAATAAATAAAGGATTTAGAAAAACCGGAATTTTATGTATACACCCTATATTTTCTTGGATAGTCGACGAAATTTATTGGCAGAGTCAAATGTTATATGGAGAGTTGTGTTATGGTACCCCTATTTTAGAATTATGGAAAAAGCATAGATATAATATATTTAGTCAACCTGTAGGAATGGATGAATGTGAATGTTATCAATATTCGAAAGGAGGATATAATGATGAATGGGACCCCGAATGTAAATTTAAGGAACTTCATTTAAAGTGTAATATAATATCAATGTTATGGGCATATTATTGGTACAAGACCCCCCGTAAGACTATTAGGAAGTATTATAAGCGTTTAGAAAGAGTTGTTTTAAGTCTCCCATATGATAAGTTAATTAATTTTGATATAAGTTTAATTATAGACCCCCGCGATACCCCGGAA